AGTAACGGCCGTCGTAGTCGATGCCCGACTCATTCATCAGCGAATCAGCTTGCGCCAGATCGTCGAAGCCGGTCGCAGCAACCGTGCGCTTCACGACGAGCGAGCCGAGCGTCGAAACGGCGTTCACGACGTCGACGTTGATGTCGGATGCGATCTTTTGCTTTGCAGCCGTGCCGAGGCGGTTCTCTTGCAGCGCGTCGCGCAGTTCGGTCGCGTCCATCGTCCACGGGGAGCTGCGGATCGTGTCGATTGCGGCCGGAACGGTAAGCTGCGTCTTGCCGACGAAGTTTGCGGTTTGGTCGAGGCCCGAGAACGAACGGGCGATGTACGGCATCGGGCGGCGAATCATATCGCCGGCGCGGGCCATCATCGTTTGATCGTTCGAGAAGACGGTTACGGCTTTCGACATGACCAACTGGTCGTTGAAGCCTTCAAGGAGGTTTTCGAATGCGATGCGCTCTTCTTTCGAGAACGAGTTCGCAGTCGAAAGGAACGGTGTTGCCGGAGGCTGTGCCATGATTGGTTATCCTAAATAAAACAACGAAAAGAAATGGCGGGTTCGCCACTGATTTCGCATCCAGCTAGGACTAACGCTCAAGGCGCCGATGGGGCTGAGATACGTTGATGCTTGCGATGTACCGGGCAAGGATTTATCTCATGCCCGATACATTTCGCTTTCCCGAATGGTACTACTTTACAAAAAGTGTAGCAACTACTGGATTACTTATGCATCTGCTTCTTGTACTGGACGACCTTCGAGTAATCGCCCGTGCGCTCGGCTTCTGCGCGCAGTTTGTCGAGTTGCGAGCTGGTCGCGTTGAAGCCAGTTCCGCGCTCTGCCGTCACGCGCGCTTCGGGCGCCGGCCGGGTTGTTTTCTTAGTAGCCAAGGAGATTTCCAGTTTCGCGACTGCGACGGTAAATTTGACAGGATCGGCGATCTTCGACAGTTCGATCAGACGAGCGGGAGACTTCGAGAGCGCATAGACCAGCACCGCAGGATCGTCGGCGCCGCGCATCAGCAGACCAGCTTGCGTCTGGTTCAGGATCGAGCCGACTTCGGACTCGGCTTCTTCGAAGTCAGCCACGCCGAGCGATTCCTTGCGGGCGGCATAGGACTTCTTGAAGTTCTCGACGTCTTCCTGTTCCTTGCGCTGCGCGTCGAGCTTGGCGCGATCGGCCGCGTCTAGCTTGGCCTTCTGCTCCATCCAGTTGTCATACGCTTCCGAGAACCGAGTCTCGTCGTAGTCGTACTGGTCGAGCGTCGGCTTCGATGTGATGGCGACCGGTTCAGGCTTCGGCAACTTCGCGCGAAGATCTTCCATCTCGCGCTCAAGGCGTCGCTTGTCTTTCAGCGCTGCGTTCGCGATCCCGCGAAGCTTTCGGAATGCGCTGTTTTCGGACTGCTGCTGCCCCTCTTCTCCGGCAGGGACTTCTGTCGCAGCTTCGCCAGCCGACTCAGGTGCTTCCGACTCCTGGTCTTCGTCGTCAAATAACGCGGGCGCCGCGACCTCCTCGGGCTGCTCCTGCTCAAGTTCCGGCTGCTGCGTTTCGATCTCTTGGTCCATGCACTCACCCTCTGGTGGGAAAATTCAATGCCAGAAAGTATACAGTAGAAGTTAGTTGTGCTGCACATGTGTATCACCTATACTGAGTGCACATGTGCAGCGGAAGGATGAAAATGGTTGATGAGAAAATGACGCGGACGGTGATCTTTTTACCGCCGTCGATGTTGCGTGAGTTGCATGAACTAGCCAAGATCAAGGGCGTCTTCCTGGCGACATTGATCCGGAGTTCGCTCGCACACACAATTGAGAAGGAGAGAAAGTGATCCAACACGCCATATTCGGCGCCCTCGCCTGCGTGATCGGCTTTGCGTTCTTCGAGGCGTTCTGGCCGGCGATCTTGCGCGGCATCAAAGGCGTTCTATTGTTTCCGCTGATACTCGCGGCCGACCTCTGGCGCAATGGCCCCGACGTGCTCAAGGCTGCGTTCTGGTGGCTGATGGCATTCGCCGCAATTTCATTTCTCACACTTCATTTCTAATGCGCAATTTTCATATTCTCCGCGACGGCATGGACGTGAGCGCCCTGTCGCTCGCGATCTCGATGGACCCGGAACTGTGGACGGCTGACACGTTCTTACGCAACTATCCGCAGGGGCCGTTCGGCGATACCGACACGATCATGCTGCGCTTCCCGGAGATTCAGACCGGCATGAGCGACGAAGAGATCGAGCTGTACAAGGCGAACAAGCTGGCCGGCTACGATCAGCACGAATCGATCGCCTATCCTGCGTGGTCAAAGCTGACGCAGGCGCACCCGTTCGTGTTCGATCTGGCGCGGTTCGTCGGTGCAACGCGGATCGGCCGTGTGATGGTCAACCGCGTTCGCCCGGGCGGCCGGATCTATGCGCATGTGGACACGCCCGAGCACACGCGCTACTGGAAGCGCTTCCATCTGGTGATTCAGGGTCAGCCAGGCGCCATCATCACGAGCGGAGACGAGACGTTGCAAATGCTGACCGGCCGCATGTTCCATTTCCGCAACGATCTGATGCACGAGGTACGCAACGAGTCGTCAGTCGATCGGCTGTCGATGGTTATCGATCTGCGCGTCTAGACCTTGGCCCAATGGTTCATCGTGGGAATGATTCGCACTGACTGAGCCAGATTCGCCTTCTTGATGCGCTGCTCGGCGACATTCTTAAAGTGCGACATCGCAATGCAGGTGTAGCGGAAGCTGTCGGCAGCGTGCGAATGCTCGTCATGCTGCGGATGCCCCGCCTTGTTGCGCGAATAGCGGCGCAGGTGTTCAAGCAGCACGTCGCATTCGTCGGAGAAAAACGCGTTCTTCAGTGCCGCGCGCCCCTGCTGGATGCCAGTCTCGACCGGCAGCGACGGAACGATCTGCACCTGCCAGCCATACGAGCGCATCAGCGCTTCCGACGACATGCCGGTATGCAGAGAGCGTGCGCGCCCGTCGTGCGGCAGCCAGACGGTCACATGACTCCATCCATTCTGCTGCAGCCAGTCGCTGTAATCCTTCAGCGATAGGCCGTGATCTTCGTGGAACGCCAGCACGCGAAGCCCGCTAATGTCCGCCTGCGCGATCGTGATGGACGTCAAGTCGGCGACGCCCAAGTCGAATATGGCGTGAGTCGTCAGCGCGGGATCTTCGGCGATCGGGCGGATACGGTTGCCGACTGACAGCGCATGCATCTCCTTTCGGTAGATGGCGCCGTCTGTGGCCGCCATCGGCACGCCTTCCCAAATATGGTCGTACCTATCCGGGTCGTCAGCCTTCGAGCGCTGCCGCTCCGCTTCCAATGCGGCATTCCAGAACGGATTGCGGTCCCAATTGACCTGAATGACGCGCGCATTGGCGGGAGGCTTCGCGATGAATGTCGTATAGACCGGATCGGTATCCATTTCCGGATTCATTGACATCCATATCTCTGATGTCTCTTTCCGGATCGTCGGCAGCAGCAGATCGAGCGAGCGCTGAGACAGCGCCTGCGCTTCCTCGCACCAGACAATATCGATGTTATCCAGCGACTTGATGGAGTCAGCAGTGACGTCCGATAGGCCGCGGAAAATGAACTTGCTGCCGTTCGCGCCAGTGATCTCTGTATTCTTGACCGTGAAGAATGACGAGAGGCCAGCCGCCGCGATGCGCGACTCAATCATCGACTTGACCGACTCGTTGATCGACTGCTGGATCTCTCGGCAGCATAGAATCCGCACTGGCTCGGATGCCGCGCGAATAACGAGAGCCGTGCCGAATGACATTGACTTGCCCGAGCCGCGCCCACCGTGAAACACGGTATAACGCGGGCCGGGAGTCAGCAGACATTCAGCCCATTCAGGAAGCGAGATTTCGCTCAATGGCCGACCGCCGGACGGTTAGAGACATGAACCGGCGCTTGCGCTGCCGCCGGCGCATTGCCCGCGGTCAAAGCCTGCGCGGACGGATCGACCTGTTGCGTACCATGCAGCGCGTTGACACCCGGCGACGGCGCCGCGACACCAGACGAGATCGCCTGATTTACCTTGCCGTCCATCGGGCTTTGCGGCTGATCCTGATTCACCTGGCCCGCTTGCTGGTTGACGCGATCCTGAATGCCTTGCAGCATCTGCATGATCGTCGACAACTGGCTCGCGTTCGTGTTCGAGATCGACTCGGCAGCCTTCGCCTGGTTGAGCTCGGCCGTCGACAGAGCCTGCACAGCCGATGCTTCGCTTTGCGTGGCGCTCGCTGCATCCTTGCGAGCCTGTGCCAGCAGCGCGACCGTCTGAGCGTCGGGCGGTGCGTTGGCGGCTTCTTGCTGCTCGGCTTGCAACTGTTGCGCTTCCTCGTCGTTCGGCTTGACGACGCCAGCCTTGACGAGCTGCATGCGGGCGAACTTCGACAGATCTTCCATGCCCTCGCCGTCCAGATTGCGGACCAGCGTTGCGACCATCAGTTGTTGCATCTGCGGATCAACGATGCCCGGCAGGATCTTGGCGATTGCGTTGACGGTCGAATCCTTGCGGCTGTTGAACGCCGGACCAACGTCGACAAACACATCGAGTCCCGGCGTGAACGCGCGGGCGATCGTCGGCTTGCCTTCGTCATCGATCGACGGGACATTGATCGTCGTCGACTCGGGCGAGCCATCCTCGCCATTGGCGGAAAACTTGCGATTGTCTTCGGTGTAGATGTCGCACGCCATCGACAGGTAAATCTTGCCGCAGCGCTGCATCGCGCGCGACATATTGTCGATGAAGATGTAGACCTGCATGTCCTGATGCGCCTGCACACGACTTACCAGCGCATCAGACGTGTTGGACGTCACCTGACCGGCTGCCAGATCTCCGCCCGTTACATCGAGCATGTCGGCTGCCGTGATCTGCACGAGGCCAGCCAGCGCGGGCGGAACGTCCGGCTGCTTGATGTAGCCAACAGGCGGTGCGATCGTCTGCGAGCCGTCGGCGCCCGTCACCGGGTTGATGAGCAGATACGGATTGTTTGCAACGAGATCGCCAGCCCATGTCAGCTCATGCCCTGCGACCTGCTCGGGAGTGAAAATCGGCTTCTCGCGCGGCGTAAATGCCGTAATGTCCGCCAGCGTGCTGATCTGCATGTTGTACAGACGCTGCGAATCCTTCGCGAGGCGCACAGCACCTTGGAAGCGTTCGATGCCGTCGATTACCTGGCGGATGCCGTAGACGACGACGATCGGGATTTCTGAGCCAGCGATATAGCCGCAGTCCTTCAGGATGCCGCAGCCGTCCATGAAGTACTTGCGCACCTTTTTGCTGTTGCGCTTGCCGCTGCGAACCTTGATATAGCCGATCGAGGCGTAATGCTGCTCCTGCTCTTCCGCATCCTCGCGCCCTTCTGCATCAAGGCCGGCATAGACTTTCTGCT